AATTCTTCTAACAAGTAGCTTGGTTATGTGATTTTCCTTCCATATATTGGGAGTAAAACTAGGAAACCACTATGTTTTATTACGATAATTATGATATATTTGCTGACGATGATAAGTTAGCACTTACTAAACGAGGCAAACCGCGTAAGCGTAAACCTAAAGAACCTCGTATTTATTTTACTCAAGATACTGAAGACGCTATTGTTGAATATCTTATTACTGAAGATACAACTGAACGTAATCGCATCTATAATGAGTGTATTGAATATGGCTTTTATAAATTAGCCGAAAATATTATTCATACGTTTAAATTCTACTATACTGATACAGATACGATTGAGGAACTCAAACACGAGGTAATTACATTCTTATTAGAAAAACTCCACTTATATAAACCTGAAAAAGGTAAAGCATTTAGCTATTTTGGTACTATTGCCAAACGTTATCTTATTGTATATAATGAAAACAACTACAAGAAACTCCAAGAAAAAGTTGATGTAGATGAATCTGATGAAGAACAGATGTCATTATATGAAAACGATAAGAACATTGAGAGTATGCTGGATGGTAATGGATTTATGGATCAATATATTAGATACATAGACAAATATCTATTCAAATTATTTCCCAAAAAACAAGATGCTCAAACAGCAGACGCTATTGTTGAATTATTTCGCAAACGTGAAACACTAGAGATATTTAATAAGAAAGCACTATACATCTATATACGCGAAATCACCGACGTATCTACTCCTCAGATTACTAAGATTATTAAAAAGCTCAAATTAATATACGTTCAGCTGTATAATGAATACTACGAGAACGGACATATAAAGATTTAGTTATTCATATTTATTGATAAACGCATTTATGGCTAATTTCGACGATGTACAGGTGTTTGATGGTATGTCCTTATCAGACCTGTTCAAAAAAATACATAAGAATAATAAAGATATTGATAAACAGATTGGTGATTTCATTGATACTATGAAACCAATGGCAACAGCTAACGCGGGTTCTGCAACAATGTTAATGCCTACTGTCAAAGATTTAATTGATGTTAACGTAAAGAACAACGAACAATTAATTAAAATGGCAGCTATTGCACAACGTGCTGCTACTTCTAATGCGAATTCAGCTACTGAACTAATTGATATGAGTGAAATTGAAGCATTATTAGCTGAACAAAAGGAAGTTCAAGAGCAAGGACAAAAATTATTAGAACAAGCACCTGTTGTTGCCCTAAATAATTAAATATGAGTTTAAGACAAGGAAGAGAAGGTTTAGCCAATTATGATGCTAAAATGCCTAGTGCTATTACGTCTGCTACTCAACCTACTAAAGTTGGACAGGTAGTAGGTGTCATTATGGGAGAAAATCTTCCAACTCCTACCCAGTATCAGAAAGCAGGTGGAATTGATGCAATTGGTTCTATTCTATACTTAGAAGTTAATACTAATGGTCCTATTCCTATTAGTGGAAGTTATGATGATAATTTATATAATACTTGTAAAGTAGCAAAACCATTTTCCTCTACAAACATTCATTGTCCTTTAATAGGAGAATTAGTTTATATAATAGAAGACTTTCCATCAGCAAACGATAAAATAGATAATACTGCTATTAAAACATATTATTTAGGAATAATAAATGTATGGGGTAGTACTCAATTAAATTCAGTTAATAATTCAAATCCAGGAATTACATATAAACAAAATCCTAAGATTAAAAATTTATTGCCTTTTGAAGGTGATCATATTATACAAGGTAGACAAGGAAGTGCTTTAAGATTTAGTACAACAACTAAATTATTCAATAATCTAAACGAATGGAGTGATGTAGGAAGTGATGATGATCCTATTACTATATTAACAAATGGATTTGATTTTAATTCTGATAGTAAAATTTATGTTAGTAATATAAATAAAGATCTATCTTCTATTTATTTAACCTCTGCACAACAAATTCCTTTACAAACAGATAGAACTGGTGATCTAAATCCATTAACCAAACCTATAGACGCATCAGAATATTTTAATGCTCAAGTTATTATTAATAGTGATAGAGTAGTCTTAAATAGTAAAAGAGATGAAATAATGCTTTTTGCTAAAACAAATATTGAATTAAATACTAAAAACATTATTAACTTAAATGCTAATGAACGAGTTCATCTTAATAGTAATACGGTTTTTTTAGGTACTGTAAATAATGCTTTACCAACTGAACCATTAGTATTAGGCGATAAGTTAAATACCTTATTAGAAAATTTACTTGATAGTTTATATAGTTTTGGCGCTTCACTTTCAACTGTAGTTGGTAGTCCTGAAGGTGCTCCTGCTATGGATATTAATTCTGCTGCAGAAAGTTTATTGAATGATATAGATAGAATTAATGATAATTTAGAAGGAATTTTATCACAACAAAACTTTACAGCTTAATGGCAAATAACTTAAATATAGGATCTGTAGTTTCCCCTAGTATTCTTAAAACAGTATCATCATCCACAGCTATTAAAACCTTTGGAGATCAACTAGTAAATAAAGCTAAAGAAAAAGTTATATCTGTTGCTCTAGGAAAAGTACAAACTTTAAAAGATCAAATACAGGAAATAGTAGAATTAAAAATTAAAGTATGGTCTGATCATGGTACTGAAATGAAGCGTTTAGAAGTATTGTTAAAAGAAAAACAAATAACTGAAGAACAATATAATAAATCTGTTGAAAAAGAAAACGAGGCTTATCAGAAAAAGTTAAGAAATTTAGAAAAATTAGAATTAAAACTTAAAGAAGATTTAGCAAAAATAATTGCTGATCCCTTAGCTAAAATAAAACTTTTTAAAAATAGAAGAAAAGTTAAAAGAGAAAAAAGAAAAAATAGAAATAGAGCTGAACGAGCTAAAGCAAGAAGAGATTTAGCCAAAAAAGTAGCTAAAAACGCTGCTAAAACTCTAGCACCTATTCTTGCATTACAATTAGCTAACAAATTTGCTTCTGTTTTATCTCAAAGATCACAATTAGAAAAATTAGTAGATCAAGTAAATGCTTATATTGAACAAGCAAATACTCCTGAAACTATTGCTATTGCAACTAATTTAAGAAACAATGCTGTTGCTTTAATTAATAGTAGTATTAGAAAATTAGATAGTCTACAAAAAATAATTTCTCAAATAGCAACATACGTAGCTATATTTACAGCTATAGTTGCAGTATTATCTGCTATCCCTATCCCAACCGCTGTACCTCCTGGTATTGGTATTCCTGTAAGTTTAATTACAAGAATTGTTAAATCTTTAAATAGAGCAGCTATATTAATTGCTTCTATAAGTGTGGTAGCAGCTATAGCTAATACAATATTAGAAAATGAAATATCTAAATTAAATGATTTAATTGAAAGATTAAAAGCTGTTAACGTATTATTAGAGGGTCAAGCAAATTTAAATCTAAATGAACAGCAGCTTGCTGATCTATCTAATTCTTTTCTCCCAGCTGGTGATGGTGATTATGGAACATATAAAGGATTTAAATTTAAAATTAAAACAGAAGAGAATAAAACATTTGAAGTTAAAGGAAATAAACGCCGCTATGCAGTGGCAATTGATCGTGATGGGGTTGAAGTACTAAAGAGTGACTTTTCATTCACATTAGACCCTAACGATTTAATAGACCAATTAAAACTAGTTATTGATCAACGAAATTTACAAGGATAAAATATTTATAATTATGAATACTAAATTATTTAAAAAATTAATTAAAGAAGCAGTAATCGATGCTATTCATGAAGAGTTACCATACATTCTTGAAGAGCACATGGCTAAACAAGAGAAAAAAGCATTACGTGAAGGTAAAGCATTTAGTTATACTAGTGCTGATGTGATGCCTGGTAACCCAGACGTTAGAGCATCATTACGTAGTAAAATGGGTGAAGCGTTTGGATTTAATCAACCACAACAACAATTAAAAGTGATTGATGCTGTTGATGAAGCTACTGGTGAACGTGTAAATCCATTTGCTGCTTTCATTGCTGATGCTGCTGCCAACATGACACCAATGGACAGATCAGGATTAAGACAATTAGATTAATATGCCTATACCTCAAACAATACGTGTAAATCCGTTAGATTTACAAAAGAATATTGCTATTGGGGTATCACTGCCTTTTAATGGTCCTGGTGTATTTAATAGTACTTTTACTACTAAAGACCAAATTAAGTCTAATCTAGTTAATTTATTATTAACAGATATAGGTGAACGTGTAATGAATCCTGCTTTTGGATGTAATTTACAAAGGTTTTTATTTGAAGGTATTACAGAAGATAATTTAGAATTATTAATAGAAAATTTAACAAATTCAATAGCTATTTTTATTCCTGAAGTAACAGTAAAAAACATTAGTGTTGTTCCTGATACTGATGGCAATTTAATAAATCTAACTATAGATTATATATTAAACATATCACAAACACCAGACCAAGTAACAGTACAATTTAATTAATAATGACTAACGAAGACAAGAATATATCATATTTAAATAAAGATTTTGGTGCATTTAAAAATGCATTACAACAATACGCCAAAACTTATTTTCCAACAACATATAATGACTTCTCTGAAGCTACCCCTGGTAATATGTTCATTGAAATGGCATCTTATGTTGGTGATGTTATGTCATTTTATTTAGATACTCAAACTCAAGAAAATTTCTTATTATACGCTAAAGAAAAAGAAAATTTATATGCACAAGCATATGTGATGGGTTATCGTCCTAAAGCATCTTATGCTTCAAATACTACTGTTGATATATACCAATATGTACCTTCTCAAACATCAGGTTTGATCACAACCCCAAACTATACCCAATATGGTCTAATTATACCAGCAAATACAACTATTACATCCACATCAACAGGCACTAAATTTATAACTACAGAACAAATAGATTTTACAAATACAGGTAGTACTGAAATCAGTTATGTAGATTCAAATTATTTTTTATTTAAAAAATCAGTACCTGCCATTTCAGCTGAAATTAAGTCTACAACTATTACAGTACCTGCAAATCAAAAGTTTGCAACTGCTATTATTGAAGATACTAATATATTACAAATATTAAATGTAACTGGTTCTGATGGTAATTCTTGGTATGAAGTACCTTATTTAGCTCAATCTTCTATATTTCAAAAAATAGCTAATACTGGAACAGATCAAGATCAGGTTCCTTATTTAATGCAACTTACTAAAGTTCCTAGACGATATGTTTCTAGAATCTTATCCGACAATACATTACAAATAGAATTTGGTGCTGGTTTAACCTCAGGCAAAACTGATTCTCAAATAATCCCTACTCCAGATAATATTCAAACAGGTGTAGTACCTGGTATTTCATTATTAACTAATAATTATAATGAAGCTAGTACCTTCTTTACTCAAGAATATGGATTGGTACCTAATAGTGATTTAACAGTAAAATATTTAGTTGGTGGTGGTATTACATCAAATGTACCTGCTAATGATTTAACTGTTATTGATACAAATGATCCTAATATAATTTTTCCAAGTGGTGTTACTGGTGCTACTGCTAACTATGTAAAAGCTAACTTATTAGTCTCTAATCCAAACCCATCTACTGGTGGTAGAAATGGAGATACAAGTGATGAGATTAGACAAAATGCTTTATATTCTTATTCTACCCAATTAAGAGCAGTAACTAAAGATGATTACATCATTAGAGCAATGTCAATGCCTTCTAATTATGGTACTATAGCTAAAGCTTATATTTCTCAAGATTTAAATCAAAACCCACAACAAACAGTAGCTACAACACAACAAAACAATCCACTAGCTTTAGATTTATATATTTTATCTTATAATAGTAATAAACAATTAGTTACAGCAGCAACCACATTAAAAGAAAATTTAGTAACTTATCTTAACCAATATAGAATGGTTACTGATGCTATTAATATTAGAGATGCATATTACATCAATATTGGGCTTAATTTTGATATTACTGTATTAAGTGGGTATGCTAATAAAGATGTTTTAACATCATGTATTTCTGTACTACAAGACCATTTTAATATAGATAAATGGCAAATTAATCAACCAATTATCTTATCAGACATACAATCTAAGCTTTTACAAGTTAAAGGCGTACAGTCAGTAGTTAAATTAGAAGTTATAAATAAACAA